ACATAAGCACCGACAGCAGCAACAAAGCCAAGCATTGCTGCCCAGCCGTTAAAGCGTTCCGCTTCATGTGTCATAATTGGGTTTGTGTTGTGATGTGACATAGGAATAATTCGTACTGGTGGTTCGTAAGGGTATTCGTTTTCTAATAACGTATCTAAATCTTTAGTTTTCATTTCTTTTTTCTTTTATCCGTCAACTTTTAACAATAGTTGAAACTCTTTTAATATATTTTCTTCTGGAGCTTGATCTTTGATATTACAATACTCTAACCATCTGAGAGATGTCTTGTCTGGTTCTTTTAAACCTCTAGCATATAATATTGTATCTACTCTATTATTTAAAGTACAGAATAAATTTACTATATGTTCAGAACGTTCTCCTATTATAGTTTGAATTTCTTCTCTTGGTACATCAATCTTGTACCTTTGAAATTCATTACCGTATATGGAATGGAAAAAACCTGCCTTGACCTCATCCATAGGTCTATCATAGTTGTAGAGTAAATCAGCAACTCTTATAGAGTGCGACAATAGAGAATCATTTTCACGGAAATTAGGATGAGGAATCCTATCAGCACCAAGTTTGATCATGTAGTCTATATACTCATCCTGTGAATCAAAACTCATTAAAAGTTAACGTCGGATCTATCTAGTTTTGCTATGACTTCAGCTCTATATGCTGGGTCGGTGTCATAGCGAGGGTCTCCCATAGCTGCTACTAATTCAGCTTGGCTACGGAAACCGCCATCAGATGTTTTAGCTGCTTTGCCTTGTAGCATTCTGCCTTCATATCCATTGGCGTTTTGGTACTGTGCTTTCATACCAGCTACTGCTAGTTTGATTTGAGCAATATTACCTGTGTTGATTAAGGTATCAAACGCTTCTACTTCAGGTTTGGATAAGTTTTGTCCAGCCCAAGTAACTATGTTTGAGTACTCTTTTTCTCCACCAACAGAGTTTTTAATCTGATTGGCTTCGGCATCAGTCAAGTCTGCAACTGGTGCTGACTGCTGTTGCTGTTGGTTAGGATTATTTTTTAGAGCTTGTAAGTATGAAGCTACTAATTCCTTACTACTCATACTGGAAAACTTTTCTATAGTTTCCTCAGATAAAGAATTATCATTCGAGTAAAACTCAGTTGATGCTTCGTTGATAAGTGATAAGGCTGGGTTATCCTCGGGTTCTTCCTCAGTTACTTCTTCGGTTTCTTCCCTTTCTTGTGATACGCCATTTTGGTCTCCTAATTTTTTTTGTAGTTCGAGGTAGGCTTGTTCTAAATCTTTCGCTGTGTCATACTTGCCAGCTAGTTTACCTTCTTGTTCGGCAACTAATTTTTCTCCTACCTCTAGTGAATCTTGTTCTTCCTCAGAGAGGACTACCTCAGATTCAGGGGTATTATCTATCGTTAATGTTTCAGCCATTATTCTTCAGTAGGTGGTTCTTCTTGTGGAGCTAAGTTTGGATTTTTAGATGGGTCAGCTAAAGGGCTGGATGCCATCTGTCCTGCTTGATCTACGAGAGACTGTTGCACTGCTTGTTGTTGTGCTTGTTGACGTTCTTGCTGTAACTGCTCTTCAGTCTTAACTAAATTCAGGATGTCTATACCCTGTGCAGCAGCTAGTCTCTTGATAGCTTCTAAAGGATTAATAAAATTAATTAAAGCTTCAGGTCCAAGAGTCTGTGCAATAGTTCCAACAAACTGAGTAAGTGATTCTCTATCCTGCCCACGTCCTAAAGCATTTATGCCAGCTACGATTGTAGGTCTGACTATATCTTTAGGTAGCTTAGGTATCTGACGACTACGTTGTAATACAAGTAGTGTTCTGTTGAGATAAGGTATCAAGAACTCAACGGTTAGCAATGAGAAAATGCCTCCGAGTTGTTGTTCTAGTTCAAGCTGAGTGAGGCGTACCTCTTCAGCAGTAACTCGTTCTGCATTCCTTATGTTCATAACAAGGAAAGCTTCTAACAATCTTTTTTCAATTGTCTGGGACATGTTGGCAGCCGTTGAGAAGTCAGCAGTCTTACCTACTTGAACAACTTGTACGTCTTCAGCACGTCCTTGTACGATTGCTCCATTACCAGCTTTAGCTATTGCACTAGGCTTGGTAGTACTTGATGGTGAGACAAGAAATATAACTTTGGCTGCAGCACTAGACCCTTCAACTAAAGCTTGGGATAAACCCTCTAAAGTTTTAAGATCACCGAGGAACTCCTCGACTCTGCCACGACCATAGTCTTCTCCGTCTACCACATTGAATCGTAGTGGTAGCCATGGGCTTGCATTCTTAGGTGCAGTACTACGACTCCCGGGAAGGATCTTATCGAACGCTTCTTGGTGCCATACCCATTGACCATCTATAAGTTTGACGTAGGTGTAAACCTCTACGTCTTCTTTATCTTTCTTATCTGATTCGTCTATGCCTGTATTAGTTACTGGGTCTGGTATTTCAAACTCCATAACTTTACGGCTTATCAGTTCCTTTGTAACTATCTCTAAAACGTTACCGTTACCATCTCGGTTAACGACATACCTTGAGAGTGGATAATTTTTTAACCCTTGCTTGTGCATATATATCAGAGAGTTACCACCAGCTATTAAATGTTTTAATGCTTGATGTATAACTACTCTGTCATTAGTGGCAGCAATGTAATCCATTATCATCCTCTCCATCTTTGAGAAAGATAGGTCAAGTTCACTTCTTATTTCAGGAGTAAACTCTTCACCTAACTTGTCTTCTCTCATCTGCAATTTAAAGAAGGTAGTTTGTGGAGGTAATACTGCAAGCATTAGTTTTGCTGCAAGAGTTACCACACACTTAGCTCCAACTGATTGCCATGGAACCTTCAAGGATTCGTGGTTTGGTTTAGTAGATGTGTCGTCTTGTATTAGATAAGGTAACGTGAGTTCTGAGCAATCAATTGCTTTGTCGAGGAACTGTCTTCGACCAGTACTTAATTGATTGTATCTTTCACGAGCCTTCATTATGTATTGACTCCGCCTGACGGACCGCCTCCGACTCCGCCCATTCCTGCTCCGGGATCTAAGGGAATCCTTAATGATCCTGATCCTGCTTTACCACTTGCTTTCTTAGAAATTTTCTTTCTTACTGCTGGGTTAACAGGTTTAACTACAGGCTCCGGTGTTGGTAACACTGGTGCTGGGGGTTCTGGTGCTGGTGGTGGCGGTGGTAGTGGTGTTGGTGGTGGTGTTGAGGGTCCTCCTCCTCCGATACACATTAGATTTCTTCCTCCATAATGGATTGTATATATTCAATGACGCTGGCTTGACCAGCTCTGTACATAATTGTGTTTATGTCTTCCTTTGGATGGATAGGTTTCCAACCAAAATTTTCCTCAAGTCTTTCGACTAGCTTGTCCAACCTATCGTTGTGTAGCCTAAGAGTATTGAGGGAGATTTCTGTTGTCATGTTCAAAAAATGCTGGCATTCTTGCAGCCTTTGTGCCACTTAGTTGTGGTGCTTTGCCTTCGTACATGAGTCGATCACTAGCATCTAGCCAAAATTTTTTGTCTAAATATTTATCAGCATGCTTACCTAATGGTTGCATGACCCAATTAATAGTTGCTTTCCTTAGCTTGTCCAGAGAAGCACTAGGCTTTAGCCCTAACTCCAGTGATACCAGGGAATTACAAGCCACATGGACTTGTTCATCACGTGATATATCAGCCGAAACTGTAGCTAATCCTGCGTCTCCGTTAAACCTGAAGAAAGGTAGTAAGACAAAAAATATGGCACGCTCAATAACCAATGCTTTCAGTACTGTGTGATCTGGATGAGATAACCAAGCATCTCGTAGGCGTAGTGCCTCAGCTTCAGCTTTGTCATTAACGCCATGAGCGTTGGTGATATATCCGAGAGCTAGATCATGTTTAATTTCATCCTTTATGTTCGACTCCAAAAGTTCCTTAGATGTACTAGGAATTTCAGAGAGACTGTTAGATATAAAGTCGCCAACCGGTAACTCCATATGCCTGATGGCTAATGCTCT